CCAAAGTATGATAAAATTGGATCCGAGATCAAAACCAGAGTACAAGCTCCTGATGGCTGGGTTTTTGTTGAATCAGATTTTGACGCCCAAGAGGCTGTTGTTGCTTCCATCTTTGCTGATTCCTACTACCAAGTGGCTGGGTCGACTCAGTTCTCCCATGCAATTCTTGCGGGATCTAAGGACAACGGGACCGACATGCACTCGATGACCGCTAAAGCGATCGGTATTTCTCGAGCTGTGGCTAAAGGATGTAACTACGGGATGCTCTATGGATGCGGAGCAAAGACCCTAGCAAACACTATCCGTAAGGGTAACAAATCTATCTCTATGAAGCAGGCTGTGGAGATGGGTAAGAAACTCATTGAGATCAAGAAAGGACGTAAAGCATATCGAGGTATGAGAGAACTCATCGGTGGTTCTGACTCTTATGCATATAACGAGATGGCAAAGATTGCCTGTGAGAAGACTCCTATCAATCCCTTGAGTGGAACTAAGATGTCTACTGCATTCCGTCCCAGCTCTGTGGGAGACGACTTCTGGACAATGAGGAATAACTGGTGTATTCAATCAACTGGAAGTGCAATGCTTCATGCTTTCATGGCAGCTATGGAGTGGTTGATCAAGGATCATGGGCTTAATGCTAAGTTTAATATGTCAGTTCATGACAGTATTCTATATATGTGTCCAAAGGAAGAAGCAGAGAAACTTGCAGCCTTGTTCCAAGTTGCTCATGCATGGTGCTGGGCTTGGATGCGATATAACTACGGGATCTACGAACTTCCTGTAGCTAATGCCTGGCTCTCATCCATCGAGATTGATCACATCTTCCGTAAAGCTGCTGACGCTAGCACCAACACAGTATCTCAACAAAAGAAAGAAAATGACGGACACTCAGTTACAATTAAAGACCTCATCCCCGTCTTTGAAAAGCTTTGAAGAAATAAACAAATATTTCCAACACAAGTACGGGCTTTCCCTCTTCATGCAAGAGGAACCCTACTTGATGAGTGGTAAGAAACCACAATATTGGGTGGGGATAGATAGCACAGAGATGGCTTTATTAAAAGCAAATGGAGACTTTACAACAAAGTATCCTAAGAAGGCAAATATGACAAAAAACGCAGGGCATCGATGCATAACGCTCAATACTCTGCGAAATAATATCCTTAAGGACAAGATGTTATTTATGAGACCCTAACAGTCTAGATCTAGGCTTTCTTTAGGTTTAAAATTAAGTTCTTGAGCGGTGTTCTCTTTCTCTTCGCCGAGTTGACCCGCTTCATTTCTCCATAGAGCAAAATCAATATTAAGCTTAAACCATGGAGGATAGGGTTCTTTATTCTTCTTATCGCACTTCCAGACCTTTTGAAGACTACCTTGTACTACCTTTGATTGATCTATTGTAAATGTTCCGTCTGCATTTATCTTCCTTGCAGAACGAGGAGAGAACGTGTATGTTCCTGTTCCGTCTTCTTCGCTCCCGCATGTGATCTTTAACTCTGATCCTTTAGGACAATCACAAGCGTTAGCATCTTCTACAATATAGCTTTCTGTACTTTCTGGGCCTGTAACTCTGCTCCAGACCGCTAGTCCAGTTGCATCTCCCGCCGCTGTACGTAGACATTTTCTCGTAGGTAAGAAATCGACAATAGAGATAGGATCAAAAGCGGCACAAGGTTGAGTATAAAATCTACCGTCAGATATAGAAACAGTAACAGAATAATTTTGTTCATATATAAATTGAGAAGCTTCTGTGACTTGAACAAATCTTTCGCTATCAAGTTCAAATCCAGTTGCAAATTCTATACCAGGTACTTCAGGTACCCACCCAGTAACAGCATCTGCAATCAGATCTAGTATAGGCAGAGAGAAGCTATGTCCCTCCCTCTGTGTTTGCTTTTGAACAAGAGTAACACTATAAGTCATCTTCCTTGTCCTAACTGTGGGGATATAAGCACCACCACCCATCTCGTTAGTCGAAGAACCAGAGACATAACTAACTATGATCATAGCTTGTTCTGCGACTCTGCCAGACTGATCTAGCTCTTCTGCGAGTCTTAAAACAACGGCGCTTTGGCCTATTGTACTATGTACCCTAGTGTGTAGTTGATTCTCTATTTCTAATAGCATTAGTACTCGCCGCCGGACAGGTAATCAGTTAAAACCCAACAACCACTTGTATTATCATAAACTAGAAAATCTCCCTTCTTAACGTTTCTAGTAAATTTAACATCTTTAAGGTCCTGCAGCTTACGAGTAGATTCTAGAGAAACAATATATTGACGAAGGGCATCTGCGTCTTCTTTATACTTTGTTCCGTCTGGGAAGATACCGGTCTTATAGCCGGTTACGTAGCCATAACAGTTTCCAGCATCATTGTCTGTTAGATGCATCGCCCCACTGCCTTCTCCAGTTGGGTAGTACGGATTGTATCCTTTGTAAGAGCTTGTAGACATTAGAACGTATCCTGAGTAGTTAGACCACCATAATTATCAAATTCTCCATCTGCAGACGCGGTGGTGTTATCTGCAACGAGACCATCGCCTTCTTCTGGCTTGGCAGCATCCTCTGTATTTACAAAACTAGATAGACTTCTTGTGGTTTCAAGCGCATCGAACAGTACGTTAGAGAGCTGGTTGCTATCAGACTGAACGTTCTTAACGCCAATAGTCTCAGGCTCGAGAGATCTTTCGCTGTATCTATTAAGTACTGGGGACTCTCTATTAGCATAGGGGAACCCTCTGTCGTTGCTTCCTTCACGAAGCACCCACTTATTGAGAGACGGATCTGTGAAGCTCCTTCCTCTCTGATAAGAACTCTTTGTCATAGAGCAACCAGATCTCCAATAGCGATACGCTTCTTGCCACTTGAGTCCTGCACTCGGACTTCCCTTAGATCCCCAAGCTTCTAATTGTTGAAGCGCTTTCTCAGCCGCTTCTTGTACCTGAGTTCTAGGACGAAGTACATCTAGATAGAATCTAGCGATTGTAGCCTGAGTTCTCCTAAACGAACCGGCTATAAGTACTTTACCCTGAGGCGGGGCACTTTCAATATAATTATTTACTAATTGAGCAGCATCATTTAAAGCAAGCTGAATCTTATCTACATCTATTCCGTTTCCTGTAGGATCCTCTATATTAGATAATTCTACAGCTTCTTGAAAACCAAAAATAGATACAAAATAATCTACAGTCGCAAGATTGCAATTACTCGCTACTCCATGTATATCTCTAGGAGGCTGAGGTCCTGACATAGCTTATATTCTTCTTCTTTTTACTTTAAACAAAAAGGGCCGACCCGAAGGCCAGCCAGTTTTGTCAAGTTTTTGACGGTTAATCAGACGCAGTTGGTCATGATGGCGCCAGCGCCAACTTTACCATTTTCGCCCATGCCGACTAGCTCGAAGGAACGCTCAACAAGGATGTCACCGGTGAATACACGGCGCTCGATGTTGAAACGCTCAGGAGTAGCAATAGGATAACCAGCAAGAGTGTAGGTGTATCCGAAAGCAGGGTTACCGTAGTTTGCATCCAGAGCAGGAGCGAAACCATCGGTAGCACCAGAAGGCTGATAGAAGAGAACTGCTACGTTGCTGTAGATGTTCTCAAGGGAGCCAGACGACTGGTTAAGCTTAAGACGACGTGCAACACGAATCTCGTCAAGGCCAAAGATGTTGGCGAGAGTTGCTTCGTTGACGAGAACGCCACGCTGCATGAAGTCTCTGATTCTCTTGTTACGCTTGAGGGCGTTGAAAGCGTCAGGTGAGATAACCATCTTATTAGGATAGGTACCGATCTGAGCACGAACAGCTTCCTTAGCTTCGTCAATTAGAACCTCGATGTCAGAAGTAGCAGCATTGAACTTGTCTGCACCAGAAGCGCGAGTAGCAAGGTCGAATACGCAGGAAGTCTCATAAGCAGAGCTGTCGGTGACAGCAGATGCAACAGTGATCTCCCAGGACTGCATAAGACGATTTGCAGCGTCCTTAGCAGCATACTGACGAAGGTCAATTTGAGCAGCGCCATTCTTGGCTTCTGCTGCGATTTCCTCAGCAATTTCCCAGCTGATAGCTTCTTGACGGAGCGAGAAGCTTCTGGTTCCGAACTCGTTCTGGATCTTCTGAATGTTAGTTCCAGGAGCGCGGAGGAAATTCTGAGCGGCAAAGGCTTCCTTGCCGAATACGAGTGTACGGCCAGCGCGTGTATTCATAGATACAGCTGGACCGAAGAATGTAGCCACGCCTTCGGCGTTCTTGTAGCCTTGGGCGAGTTGCGTAAGAATAGGATCGATTACGCGTACTTGATCTAGATTCATCATGATTTAATATTCTCCTTTATTTATCAAGAAGCGCCTTCAGAACCTAGCTTAACTCTGATATACTGACCGTCTGTGGTAGCAGCGGCAGTGTCAAGAGCTCGACCAAGAATGAAGTTAGTACCGCCACCACCAGAAGCAAGAGCTTCTCCAGAGTCGGATGCATAGACAGCGTCATCGACAGCGATTGCACCAGAAGCGGCGTCAACCTCAACGATAGCGATTCCTTCTGTTACTACAGAAAGGAGTCCTTGATATGGGAATACTCCAGGCTTAGCAGGAGTTGTGGAAGGATTGAGCTGACCCTCATAAACGAGAGTAGATCCATCATCGACTTGATATCCCTTAGCGGTTAGCTGGCCTTGGCCGGGAGCATCAAAAATAGTAACGCCAGAGGCGAAATCGCCATCATTAGCGGGGTATGCACCACCACGAGTTACGAAACGGTGAGCAGCAATTGTAGCGCTGGTCGATACAGTTTCGACATACTGGTGGTCAAAAGACATATAACGTGGGTCTGTTGCCATTAGTATTTACCTTAGTTGTTGTTAATAACAAACTTAACAGCTGTTAAGTAATCGCATCCGTTCTCTTCTGCATAAGATAATGCGTCAGCATGAACGTTAGCGGTGTTTGGATCGTAAGCGTATCCAGAAGCGTTGGGCTCAACCGTCTTCGACTTTTTGGGTGCGGAAGAAGGTGTTGCAAACTCTTCAAACGAGACCATAGAAGGTAAGGAATCAAGAACTCCACGCATGAAGTCAAACTGAGATGCCTTTCCGGTCTCTGAGAAATTCACAGAATTCTTATGGTTAAG